GTCCATCGCCCAGGATTTGAAGCATGTTGCAATTAACTGGCAACTTCCTTTGGTTGGAGGATGATGTAAGAGAATGAGAATCATTCAAACAAATATCAAATATGTGACACTTGACGATCTAAGGCCCTTAAAAGATTATGATAGCCCAGTAGAAGGCACTATAGAAACCAATGGTTACGTAGTCGTTTCGATAATTAACAGTGAGTATGATCGGCTACTATTAGCAACAGGCTCAATAGAGCATTACACACCATCAGAAAATGAAAAAATCTTACATATTGTTCAGTATGCTGATCTTATTAATATTATCAGAGGCGAGCACATAAAGGTAATAAATGTTGAAGAAGTAGAATAAACTTTACTTCTGCTTTAAGCTCTTAATATATCTGCTTTTTCGGCAGAGAAACACTATTTATTTTGAATTAGTATTTTTTTAGGAGTTCCATACATGTCAAATTTACTAAAGGAGGCTATTGTTGATGCAAAAGCTCTTCGCGAAGCTGCACTCAAAAGCGCAGAAACAACAATTGTTGAAAAGTATTCTGACGAAGTTCGCAAAACTTTAGAGAACATCTTAGAACAAGATGAATTAGGCCTCGCCGGCGATCTTGGCGCCGATCTTGGTGGCGATCTTGGCGCCGATCTTGGTGGCGATCTTGGTGGCGATCTTGGTGGCGATCTTGGAATGGAAGATCCCGGAGCCTTTGGGCCCGAAGCTGAACTGGCTGAGACCGAAGAAGTATTAGAGGATGTCCCGCTTGCAGCCGCTGATGATCTCAGCGATGAAGAGGGAGAAGGCCTGCGACACGCCAATCTTCCCGCAACCGGCGAACCTGTGGATATTGAAGTAGACATTAATTTAGCCGCATTGCAGGAAGCAATTAGCGAACTCCAAACACAAATGGATGAATCACAAGAACTGGAGATCACCGAAGAAGAAATGGTCGAGATCCTTTCTGAGGCTCCCGCTTCTGCTGCTGCAGCCTCGCAAGAAGCCGGCGAAATGGGTGATCCTTCGACTGAGGATGATCCCTCCGAAGGCGAAGCTTCTGAGGAAGCTGCCGATGTAGAGGCCACAGAAGAATTAACTAACGAAGACCTCGACCTCGATGAAATCACCGCAGCCGTGCAGGAAGTCCTTGATGTTGATATGGGCGCCTCGCTTTCAGGCTGGGCCGGCCGATCATCCTACGATGTAAAACATCAGATGGAAATGGAAATGGCCCATCGCCGCAGTACAGATTTACAAACAGATTTAGAAACTTTGAAGAAAGCTCAAGAAGAAGTTGTTTTTGAAAACAAGCAGCTTAAAAATGAGCTTTCACAATATAAACAAGCAACAAATGAGCTTAAAGAAGGTTTGCAAGATGTTAACCTTTCTAATGCTCGCTTGTTATACACGAACCGTGTATTGAGAAATATCTCCTTAAATGAGCGACAAAAGGAAACGATTGTCGAAGCTATTTCACGTGCTGGTTCAGTTACAGAAGCAAGAACAATCTTTGATACGCTTCAAAGCACAGCGCAGGCTCGACCTAAAAAGAGCCCACAATCGCTGAGCGAGGCATTAGGAAACCGTTCCTCCGCAACTGTAATCCGCGCTTCTCGTCCCCGACATGAGAGAAGTACCTCCGAGGCTGATCCTTTCCAGGATCGCATGAAGAGATTAGCGGGAATTAAATAGCATAAAATCATTATATAAAAGGAGGTGATTAAATTATGTCTGGTATTGTTGAAAGGTTAACGGAAGGTATCGTTAATCGTGATATGCGCACCGAAAGTCACGCACTTCTAGCGAAGTGGGAGCGCACAGGACTCTTAGAGGGTCTTGGAAGTGATCGTGAGAAGGGCACCATGTCCCGTCTCTTAGAAAATCAAGCTAAGGAGCTACTTCGTGAGAATAGCACAATGGCTGGTGGTGATGTTGAAGGCTTCGCGGCCGTCGCATTCCCCATTGTTCGTCGTGTTTTCGCTGGCTTAATCGCTAACGATCTCGTGAGCGTGCAGCCCATGAGCCTCCCCTCGGGACTCATTTTCTTCCTTGACTTCACCATTTCTACCGATGGAGCTGGTCTCCCTCGTCTTGGTTATGGTGATCCGCAGGGTGATGAAGAGTCACTGTATGGTGGCGGACGAGTGGCCAGCCAGATCACTGGCGGTGTGCTTCTCAGTGGAGTTAATGCCGAAGAAGGGCCTTATAACCTTAACAACGGTTATTCGTCTCCAACAGCTTCTGCTGCTTTGACGTTTACATTTGTTAGCTCAAGTACTTACAGTTCTAGCGCTGGTGATCTGCCCAGTCTTTGTCGCTTTGACGCCGATCTGGAGTCGCAGTCTGGTATTGCTAGTGTTGCTGTTTATACAGCTGATACAAGTGGTCTTACTTTGTTCAACGCGGAAGACCTTGTTGCGCTCGTAATTAGTGGTTCCAATGGTAATGCCGGTATGGGCCGCGGCGAAGCGATCACCGGCTCTGTGGCCGATGGTGGAGCTGTTCAGCTTCGTCGTCTTACGCGCCTGAGTGGTTCTAGCCAGGATGTTGTATATATTGTAGTTGCGTCTTATGACGGTACGTTGTCTGCAGCTCAGTGCTCAAGCAGCATTGCTACCATTCAGAGTGGAACAAACGTTTACTACCCACAGAAGGATGACCTTATTGCTGGTGGCGCTCTTGGTTCTGTTATTGGTGATACACCCTGGGGACTTGAGAATAACCAGAATATCCCTGAGATCGATATCAAAGTCGATTCCGTGGCTATTACGGCGATGACCAAGAAGCTTAAGGCTAAGTGGACCCCTGAGTTAGGACAAGATCTTAACGCATACCACAACCTTGATGCTGAGGTTGAGCTTACTAGTATTCTCTCTGAGCAGATTGCTCTTGAGATCGATCGTGAAATTCTTGAGGATCTCATGATGCAGGCAACTGCTGGTACTTACTACTGGTCTCGTTCTCCCGGTCTGTTCGTTAATCGTACATCCGGCGCCGAGATTGGCGCTAGCTCTGCTGCTCCTGATTTCACAGGTACAGTGAGCGAGTGGTATGAGACTCTTGCTGAAACTATCAATGATGTTTCCGCACAGGTCCATCGTAAGACTCTTCGTGGTGGAGCTAACTTCGTTGTCTGCGGACCCGAGGTTGCTAACATCCTTGAGTTCACTGCTGGATTCCGTGCTAGTGTCACAGCTGATGACGAAACCGGTTCTATCGGCGCCGTTAAAGTTGGGTCTCTGAGTAAGAAGTTCGATGTTATTGTGGATCCTTATTTCCCCCGTAATGTTGTTCTTGTTGGTCGACGTGGTTCCTCTTTCCTTGAAAGTGGATATGTGTATGCACCTTATGTGCCGCTGCAGACCACGCCTACTATCTTTGGACCAGAGGACTTCGTGCCCCGTAAGGGAGTCATGACTCGTTATGGTAAGAAGATGGTTCGTCCTGATATGTACGGATTAGTTATCGTTCGCGGTCTAATCGGTGAGGCTGGCGCTACTAGCTAAACACTAGTCGCAATATAAATGTAAAGCCTCCGTCTTTGACGGGGGCTTTCGTTTATTTACAACTATTTAATTATATAAGAAGAGAAGAAAGAAGAATCTTAGAGCCTATATTATACGGAGGAACAATTATGAGATTATCAGTAGGTAGAATTCGCAACTTGATAGAACAAATCACTCAGGAAACACTTATAAAGTATAACTTGGTACCAGCCGTAAATGGGGGCGCCGAACTGGGCACTAGCGCCAAAAGATATGCTAACATTTATTGCCAAGACTTAAATCTTGCTAATGAGCGCGGTGATTACACTGTGATTGAGGAAGAAGATTATCTTGGCTTAAGAAATAACAAAACGAACAAACTTTACAAGTTTGTTCTTGAAGAAGTTGAAGCTGAGTCCGACAGCGCGGAGGGTAAATAAATGCCTATGTGGATAAGTGGTTCATCGGCCTGTTCAGGGTCTATAATGGGAATTTTGTCAGGCTCTATTCCGGTCGGTCAGACGGGCTCTTATGATAATGCATTATCTGGGGGCATCTGTACGGGCTCTCTTTTGGTTCATACTTATTCTGGCAGCGCATGTCAGCGATTATACATTCGTCTTTCCGGTTCGGGGGGCGATGAGTGGGTCTTCATCACAGGATCAACTGGTTGCGCAGAGTGGATCCCGGGACCATAATTTAATTTTGTAAAGCCTCCGTCTTTTGACGGGGGCTTTCGTTTGTCCAAAACTACTTACATGTGAGCCCTTCGGGGCTCGTATTATTTTATGATATGATTACAAATGGAGGATTATAAAATGGGAACAAAAAGAGTAGGCTTGGCACGAACCCAAGCATTAATTGAGAATTTAAAGAGAGATCTTAATCTAAATGGTTCGTCCGTAGCTGGAATGGATCAGAAAGTAGTTAACGTTACTGGCGCCGGCGGCTCAACTACACTAGTTGCGGCCGATTCAGGAAAAGTATATCTTGTAAACGCTGCCGATGGCACACACACATTTACATTACCAGCCCTTACGGCCGGTTTTAATATGGAAATTATTGTTACTGTATTATCAGACAACGATATCGTGGTAACAGCCCCTGGAGACAATATGATTACTTCTTGTAGACAATTTACAGCCAGTGGCGCCGCCGAGACCCATATCACGTCTACGTACACTACAGTGACGCTTAATGCGGATACTGTTAATGCGGTTGTAGGCACGAGAATAAGAATTTATTGCGATGGTACAAATTATGTATTTATTGGCGATTGTTCTGCTCAGAGCAATACCGCATTTTGGGTCGGCTCTTAATAATAGATATTAAATAAAATATATTTATATACTTTCCCCCCTTTCCTTTTGGATTGGGGGGTTTTTTAAAAACACCGATCTGCCAATTTTTTTCGCCCCCAATTTTTTGAGATTTTCGCTTTTTAGACTAGTTACTACATAAAACAGGAGTTTTTTATGGGTAAGAAAAGAAGGCTGAATGCAGCCAAAGCAAAGTTTAACGCCAAACATGGCGCGCATCCTAGGATGAAGTTTTTAGCCCAAACGACGCAAGCGCCCGAAGCCGAAACTGTTGAAGAAACAGCAACACTTGAAAAACCTCCAGAAGTTGAAACGGTATCAGTAAGTTCAGTAAGTTTAACACCAAAGAAAACTGTTACCGCTACTAAGCCCACCGCGACTAAGACTATTGTTGCAAAAGCTAAGAAAAGCGCAACAACTCGCAAAAAAAGCACAACTTCAACGAGAAAAAGAACGGCAAAAAAGAAAGCAAATAACACATCTGCATAAATAAAGTTTTTTCTTTGTAAACGAGACGCAGCTTGCTAGGGGTTTTGTTTTGTGATTTACTATTTATACTAGGAGGATTTTAAATGCCGACTGATTTAAATCCAATATCACAAACCAGCGCCGTTATATTACCAGTGACCGGCACCGCCACCGATGTTTCGGGAGCTGTTCCTTTTGGAATTTACACCGCATCGGTTGATTTTTTAAGTGGTGCCGTTGATCAAGTTGCTTATGTGTATAAGAAGCTTGGGGGCGATGTCCTCGATATTGAAATAACAGCAGATAATGTATATGCTGCGTATGAAGAAGCCGTTTTGGAATATTCATATTATATTAATATGCATCAAGGAAAGAACGTTCTTTCCTCAGTTCTGGGTTCACAAACCGGAACATTTAATCATAACGGTGAGTTATTAACGGGCCCTGCAAGTTCTAGTTTATATTATCCTCGCGGCGGAGGATTCGGATTATCTTATGCGCGCCGTGTAGGTGATACTGCAGCGACCGCCGGCGGCTTTGGGGGTACTGTGCCTCAATATTCGGCCTCATTTGCTCCAGTTAAAGATCAACAAGATTACGATATACAAACAATTATTTCTGATGCTTCTGACTCCGGAGTTAATGAACGCGGCGATGCAGTACCTTATGCTGGTTTAATTGAGAACAAGAGGGTCTTAATAGATAAAGTTTTTTATCGCTCTCCACGGGCTATGTGGCGCTTCTATGGCTATTATGGCGGTGTGGGTGTTGTTGGTAATTATTCCACGTATGGACAGTTTGCTGACGATTCTACATTCGAGATTATTCCCACATGGCAAAACAAAATGCAAGCCATTATGTATGAAGACTCAATTTACACCAGGACCTCTCATTATTCATATGAGTTGGTAGACGGAAAATTAAGACTTTTCCCCACACCGAGTTACTGGGGCCTTGACGATCTTGACGATACTATATGGGTAAAATTTCATGTTCAAGTGGATGCCTTTGCGACGGGCTCATATGATAATGGGGTTGAAGGCATCAATAATATTAATACTATTCCGTTTGATAATATACCATACGCGAATATTAATTCAATGGGTAAGCAGTGGATTCGTAAATTTGCGTTAGCATTATGCAAAGAGATGTTGGGACAAGTGCGAGGCAAGTTTACTACGGTACCCATTCCAGGAGAAAGCGTTACGCTTAATCATTCAGAACTGCTATCTCAAGCAAAAGATGAACAACAACAATTGAGAGATAAGTTAATGGAGATGCTTGATACTGTTGAATACGTTGATTTGGCGAAACAGGATCAGGAGCTTGGCGAAGCAGCTACAAATATTCTTAAAGTAACCCCGTTACCAATTTTTATAGGGTAGATAAGTTATGGCAGATGAATGGAAAAGACCAGCACAACCGCCCCCTCCGCTCTTTCTTGGTAAAAAAGAGCGTGATCTTGTAAAGCAAGTTAATGATGAGCTTATTGAAAAGGTCATCGGCCAACAAATACTATATTATCCAATTGATATGAGCACTACAGACTTTCACCCGCTGTATGGGGAGGCTGTCGAAAAAACTTATTTGCCTCCCGTTCGTGTATATGCTTTAATAGAATTTACTGAGTTTACTACTGACTATTTAGAAAGCGCAGGCATTGATAAAATATGGGAGATCAATATTCATTTTCACAAAAGAAGGCTTGAAGAAGATCAAAACTTGTATGTTCGTGAAGGGGATTTTGTGTTGTATAGCGAGTATTATTATGAAATTGTAAAGCTGAGCGAGCCTAAGTTGTTGTTTGGTCAAGCCGATCGACAGTTTGAAATTGCAGCAAGATGCCGTAGAGCTAGAAAGGGGCTGTTCGATGCTACCTGATAATTTTGATTTTGCAATGCTGCCGTCAGGAAGCGCCAACTATAAACTAAAAGAGATAGGAATGCTATCTTCTACCATCGAAGATCTAGATTTCGCTTTATATGATTGGGTAAAAGATCTACAGCTTTCCACGAACACCAACGAGGGCTTTAACAAAGCTATTGTAATTTGGCAGATCCCTGAAAGATCTTTTCAAGTTAAAAAGGATAAGGATCTCCGCGACGATGCCGGCGCACTTAAACTTCCCTTGGTAAGTGTAGAGAGAACGGGAATTGTTAAAGATCCAGCCAGAAAAGGCGCCTTCCAAGCTCAGCTATACTCAATCGATAAAAATGGTCGCACCGGCAGAATGGTGATCGCCCAAAAAATTGTCCCAGAAAAAACTCAGAATTTTGCGATCGCATCAGGCCTTCGCAGCAATATCGGAGTTAAGAAACAGAAGTATTATCCGAGAGTAAATAAGAAAGTTGTTGTTAAATCTTTATCGATACCCATTCCCATTTATATTAATGTGGATTATAAGATTGTTATTAAGACTGAATACCAGCAACAGATGAATGATCTGATGACTCCGTTCATAACCAGAACCGGACAAATTAACGGATTTCTTTTAAGAAGAAATGGACACCTCTACGAAGGCTTTATTGATCAAGGTTTTACTCATAGTAATAATGTCAATAATCTTCAGGAAGACATGCGCATGTTTACAAGCGAGATCACCATTAAAGTGCTAGGCCACTTAATTGGCGAAGGTGAAAGCGACGATAGGCCCATTGTAAGGGTAGATGAGAACGTAGTGGAGTATCAATTTCCACAAGAATCTGCCGTTCCAGCTGGAAACACTAATTTTTTTGAAGATTAGTTCCTGAACATTAAATGCATTTTTTCATTTCAGGAACTTACTTTTAGGGAATAAAAATACTATTTAATTTATGATTGAGACATCGATTAGGTCTTTTTTCAAAAGAGGAACAACATAATGTCAGTAAAGAGCTTCAAATTTGTATCTCCTGGAGTATTTATCCACGAGATTGATAACTCCTTTATACCAAAATCAGCAGATGCTATTGGTCCGGTGGTTATCGGACGCGCATCTCGCGGTCTGGCGATGCAGCCAGTTAAAGTTGAGTCATATTCACACTTCGTAGAATTATATGGGGATACAGTGCCAGGAAACGGCGGTGGCGATGTATATCGCGATGGAAATTATTCATCTCCTATGTACGGAACATACGCCGCAAAGGCGTTCCTGAGATCAAATGTCGCACCATTAACCTATATTAGGCTTCTTGGTACGCAGCATACAGATGCTACTTCCGGGACCGATGGCGAAGCCGGCTGGAAGACAACGAGAGATCCAAATATTGATGTCGCCAGTAATGGCGGCGCTTATGGCATGTGGATTATTCCTTCGGGCACTGCAGCAACTTTAGATGCTGGCTCTTTGGCCGCAATTTGGTATGTTGATTCGGGCTCAGCTGTGATGCTGAGTGGCACTGTGCGCGGCGCAACAGCATCCGCCGGCGAATCTAGAATGCAAGCAGTCGGTGTTCCAATTGGTTCTGATACAAACGGAGTATATACCGTTTCTATCTCCGGCTCAGACGGCGCCCTAGAAAAGATTGCATTTAACTTTGATGACGATTCCGAATATTTTATTCGAAAGAGATTTAATACGAACCCTCAGCTTGGTAATGTTCTTGCATCGGCCTTTTTCCCGACTGCTTCTGCCAAAAGATATTGGCTTGGCGAAAGCTTCGCGCAGACAGTTCGTGATGGTGTTGATGGAACCCTTACGGGTGGCGGCACCGACTTAACGAGCGCCGAAGCACAGGCAATTATCTTGCCCATCGCTTCTGGATCGTCTGCTGCCGGCCCACAGGACATGTCAGGTAAAGGTTTTGGAGAAGCCCGCGCCGGTTGGTTTGTTGGCCAGGATCTTGGCGCTGCCGCATCTTATTCGCCGCAATCGGCTCAGAAGCTCTTCCGTTTAGTTGGCCGCGGCCACGGCGCATGGCTTTCTAAGAATGTGAAAGTTTCCATTGAAAAGATTCGGGCTTCAACAGCTCCCGGAATCACTGATTATGGTACATTCTCTATAGTTATGAGAATGCTAAAAGATACAGATACCAATGTCCAGGTTCTCGAAAGGTTCGATAATCTCACCTTAGATCCTAGTTCTCCGAATTTTGTCGCAAGACGCCTCGGAGACGTCTATCATCAGTGGTCTGACACCACTCGCCGTCTTACACAATATGGCGAGTATCCAAATCAGTCCAAGTATGTTTATGTTGATATGAATGAAGATGTAGAGATGGGCGCAACAGACGCCACCCTTCTTCCATTCGGCTATTATGGACCGCCTAAGTTTACAGATGTAACTAGTTGGAATGGAAGTGCTATGTCTGCATCAACTCTAGGTCCTTCGGCTATTGTCAACAAGTATATATACACGAATGCGGCTGTGTTTTCGGTAACTACTAGTGGCTCAGCTCAATATAATTATTTTACTGTACAAACCGGTGCTAGCGGAATCGGTGCCTTCACCGCAACTCTTAAGTTCCCGTTTACAAGGCTTAGGCTCTCTGCATCTGATGGCGGTCTTGTCGATCAGACTGACGCATATTTCGGTATGCGCTCTACCAGAACGCAGACAAGCACTCGCGCAGATGCCAGCGCTGGGGCCCCAAATAGATTATGGTTAACCGAGATGCACAACGCAGATCCAACCACCGGGACAGCTCCTGCTGGTGTAGATGGCTTCGCTTATGTCTTCTCATTAGATGATATTGTCAAGTCTGATTCTGTAGATGGTTATTTCTTCCGCTCCGGATCGAGAGCTGGCGAAACGAGCTATGACGCAACCGGGGGCAGAACTTATAAGGATCTGCTTGATGTTGACATCAATCGTTTCACCGCGCCATTCTGGGGCGGCTTTGACGGCGTAAATATCTATAAGCCCGATCCATTCTATAATACTGGAATTGGCTCAACAAACGCCGCTAGTTATACATATAGTACAATTCGGCGCGCAATTGATACGGTATCTGACGCAGAGCAGATTGATATGAATATGCTATCAATGCCTGGATTAACGAAAGACGCACTAACCGCGCACATGATTAATGTTTGTGAAGAGCGCGCAGATTCATTGGCGCTTATTGATTTGGCTAATGTATATGTTCCTGCACACGAAGAGAGATTGTCTAAGTCGGCGCGCGTTGCCACAACTCCGACAGCGGCCGGAACCGCGCTTCGCGATAGAAGAATCGATTCAAGTTATGGTTGTACGTTCTATCCATGGGTTCAGACTCGGGATGAAGCTTCGGGCCAGTTAGTTTGGATCCCGCCCACAGTCGCTATGCTTGGTGTCTTTGGTTCTTCTCAGCGTAAGTCAGATGTTTGGTTTGCCCCCGCAGGTTTCAATCGCGGCGGCTTATCCGATGGTGCTGCTGGAATTCCAATCACCAATATTACCGAGAGATTAACCTCTAAAAATAGAGATGTTCTTTATGAGAATAGAATTAATCCAATCGCATCATTCCCATCCAGTGGAATTGTTGTGTTCGGCCAGAAGACTCTTCAGGAACGCCGCAGCGCCCTCGATAGAATCAACGTCCGCAGATTGGTTATCTACATGAAGAAGCAGATCTCAATTCTTTCTACTCAAGTTCTCTTTGAGCAGAATGTCCAGGCAACCTGGAACCGATTTAAGGGCCTCATCGAGCCATTCTTGGCAAATGTTAAGGTTCAATTCGGTATTACTGATTATCGCTTAATCTTAGACGAGAGTACAACTACTCCTGATCTTATCGATCAGAATATTATGTACGCTAAGATTATGATTAAGCCCGCGAGAGCAATCGAGTTTATCGCAATTGATTTCGTAATCGCATCTACGGGTGCATCTTTTGATGATTAAAAAATCATCGTTTACTATTTAAAATATATAGGGAGTAACAAAATATGCCATTCTGGTCAGAAGCACACGAGTCAACTACAAAAGACCCGAAAAGAAAATTTAGGTTTCAAGTAAGTTTTAGTAACATTGTCGATCCTAACGGCAACGGCCCCATTCTTTGGTACGCCAAGACAGTAAGTAAGCCATCTTTTCAGATCGCAACCACAGAGCACAAGTATTTAAATCATACATTTTATTATCCTGGTTCTGTTACGTGGCAGGATGTTACATTGGCGCTCGTCGATCCTGTTGTTCCCGATGTTTCAATTACTTTGGCTCGCCTTCTTGAGCAGTCAGGATATCGAATCCCCGGCAATGCGGTTGATGAGGCATCTTTAGGCACTCTTTCGAAGGGCAACGCAGTCGGTGCTCTCGGCCAAGTAGCAATTGTGCAACTTGACGGCGATGGTGTGCCCATTGAAACATGGACGCTTTGGAATGGATTTATTACAGAAGTTAAGTTTGGAGATCTAGAGTACGGCTCTGACGATCTGCTTCAGCTTGATGTTACTCTTAAGTATGATTGGGCACGAATTGAGACCACTGCAGGTCAGTCGGCGCTTAATGGCGATTCCTCACAAGCAGCATTTAACATTGCTAGCGGAACGTAGTATAATATAAAGATAACATAGAGGTGTATATTGTCAAGAAATAGTGATCGCATGGGCCAACATACGGTTCAGGCCGCGGATCCTTCCCCGCAAATGACACAACAAACAGAGGCTAGCCCCGGCGGTTTTTCTTTTGTTGTGCCTACAGAGTTTGTAGAACTGCCATCACAGGGTAGGTTCTATAATGAAAATCATCCTTTGCATAATGTAGAAACAATCGAGATTAAGCAGATGACAGCCAAAGAAGAAGACTTATTAACATCGAGAGCCCTTCTTAAAAAAGGTGTTGCTTTAGATAGGGTGATTAAAAGTATCATTGTAGATAAAAGAATTAATCCTGATTCGTTATTGGTTGGCGATCGAAATGCAATAATGGTTGCAGCCAGAATTTCCGGATATGGAAATGATTATTCAACAAATATTAATTGCCCCAGCTGCACATCCACACAAGAATATTCATTTGATCTACATGATTCAAATATTACACATGGTACAGCCAGCGAAGAACTTAGCGTTAAAGATCTTGGCGGCGGCATGTTTAGCACAATTCTGCCGCGCACTAAGTTCGAAGTTACTTTCAGGCTCTTATGTGGAAATGATGAGAAAAAGCTTTTAGATCAGATTTCAAACGCAAGAAAGCGCAACAAAGAAGAAAACACAGTTACAAGCCAAATCAGACTTATCACTCATGCAATAAACGGAGACACTACTCCTGATGCTATTAACTTTTTTGTAGAAAATGTTCCGTCACTTGATGCTCAGCATTTGAGGGCGGCTTTTACGATGGTAACACCCGATATTGATTTAACTCAATATTTTTCGTGTAACGAATGCGGTTATGAAACCGATTTGGAGGTTCCGCTTACATCGGACTTTTTTTGGCCTAAGCGCTGAATATATGCAACAGGTATATGAGCAGTTTTTCTTTCTGAAATATGCGGGAGGCTGGTCATTTAGCGAAGCATATAATCTTCCCGTTGGCCTCCGCGAATGGTTTGTTAAGAGACTCGTGAAGCAGCTCCAGGACGAGAAAAAAGCAGTAGAAGAGGCCTCAAAAGGAAAGGGCAAATCGCAGGAATTGACTGCGTTTAATCAACCGCGCCGAGCTAAAGGCCCCCGACAAACATAAAGCAAGGCTAGCCCTTGCTTTTTTTGTTTAAAACTAATTATTTATAGTTTGAGGATTTATTGATGGCTGATACCCCAAAGTATTCTGAAAAAGATCTTGAGCGCGCCAAAAAAGCGCTTGAGATACAAAAAGAAATAAATAAAGAACTCCTGCGCACCGGCGATCTCACCGATGACGAGCGGATCATTGTAGATGCGCTAGCTCATAAAGTTCAACTAATAGTAGACTCTCGAAAGCAAGAAAGCGCCCTCCTCTTAGAACAAATTGAAGCATCTAAAAAATATCATGCGTCAATCGAGTCCATCGGCAAAAGTTTAGATAACGGATTATTAAAGAACAACGCTCTTGCCCAAATTGAAAAAGACAAAATTGCTTATACAACAGAGCAAATAAAACTAGGGCAAATAACCGCAGAACAGGGTCAAAAAGATCTTGAAATGGCTCGTAAAAAACTAGCGAGCCTTTCTAAGCAAGAACAAAGAATCAACAATATTAAAACGCAAATTCAGAAGACAAGTATTGTAAATTCTAAGTTTGTGCAAGCTACAATGCAGCTCGGTACTGCATTTAAGGAAGGAGGCATCACAACCGGCTTTCAATATATAAGCTCATTACTGATGGGCCCGCTTTTGAAGGGCATTAAGATGGTCGCGGGAGAGATGAAAAAGCTTTTCTTTGAGCTTGACGCTACTGTTTCGAAATTCATGACCGCAACGGGCATGAATCGAGAGTATGCCGAGTCTTTAGAAGATGTTGCTCGTCAACTTTCGCGGGATGC